TTATTCTACTCTGCATGAACCTCTTGGCTTCTTCTTCTAGACTCTTCACGTTTCACTTTCTCCAACTGTTTAAAAAATGCAAAGTTATAACCTCTTTGCCACTCTCTATGTTGCATGGTATTAGAGTTATAAGGACTTACTGTCGCTATAACTTTATGACCTTTAACATTTCTTATATACTGATTGCCCTTGAAGGCATTCACCCCACGTTCAAACTGAATACGTAGGGGTGCATCATATTTACTTAGATTTGGGTTTCTCTTTTTCTTTTTCATCTTCCTGTTTCCTTTCAAAATATTTCATTACCATTGCTAGTCTGTCATCAAACTGAGCAATCTTTTCTATCTCTTTATCAATAGTTTCCTGTATATCAGAATGCTCTCCTATACCTACAGTCATTCTTAAATATACTTCTACGTTTGCTATATGTCTATTTATATTACCTACATAAAAAGACTTCAAAGCATTTAACATTATGTCTCTCATACTACTCTCCTTTAAATGGTTTAATTACATCAGAAGAAAATAACTTATCTAGTTTTAGTAGATACATTCTTGATGCGTTATGGTCTCCACCTGATACACTACGTTTGTAATCTAAGTTATCTATTAACTTTCTTAGATTCTCCACACTAAATACAAGTGTACAGAATACATTATCTCCTATACATAGATTGTGAAACCAATAGTCTGCTTCTGTTGCGTTGATGCCACTAGGCTTACCATATGATTCATATTCTATTGCTATATTCCCTGTCTTTTGCCACTTGTCTCTTTCACTTTTAACTTCTATCTTTTTATCTTGTAACATATTAGCTACAAGTTCTTCTCTGACTTTGCCATACTCTAGGTCAATGTCAAATTTCTTTCTGTCTTCTACTGATGGTGATAACATATCTAATCTCCTTTGTAATTGTAATTAAAACTAAGAGAGCAATACAATAAAAGTATTCTTCAATCATGCTACCCTCAAGTGCCTCACTACCCACGATACCTGCAAACACTAAGGTAAGCAGGTATGCAAGGATAGGAATTAAGACTATAGCATTAACTAGCCTCAATGTCAACGACTTCACATACACCTGCAGTACAGGCGAGTTCTTTGCTACCATTTGTCGTATCTTCTTTCTCAAAGTCTTTTAGTTTACTCCAATCAATAGCCTTTGGCATAGTCTTCATGAGTTCCTTGTACTCATTCTCATCTATATCTTGATAAGGAGCTTGTTTATATGTATGCTCACTAAAAGGTAAGAAGGATATACCTGATACTTCATCAAAGTTTTTGTACACCCATGCACCTACTTCCATCCATTCATCCTCTTTAACAGAGATAGTGACAGATGGTTTATGCTCACACCAATGTCTTTGAAACATAAGCCAATAATCTAATTGTTCTATAGCAGTCATAGCAGTTCTTGTAATAGCACCAACAGGTGACTTCATAGGAAAACTAAACACAGATACACTATCAGGCTTGGTAATATCAGGCTCTATAGGTATACCTGCTTCTTTCATAAACTGTGTTAGTGGGTCTTTGTTATCTCCACGTACAGTCCTAACATAGTAGTCACTATGTCTAGCATGAATACCTGATGCACTATCCACTAACTGAGATACAGTTCCTGATGGTTTAATACAAGTGATAGCAGTTGACTGTGGTATACCTAATACTTTAGATATTTGTAAATTAGTATCAACTGCAACTTCTTTTAATTCTAATAGTATTCTTTGTATAGATTCTTTCGTGCCATTATTAAGAAGATAACAATCTAATATGCCTGTAAGAGATACACCTAACAATCTTTCTTCTTCTGTATTTTCTTTCCATACTTTTCTAAGATATTTAAAATCTGTAAGCGTGGACTGAAATGTACCTAATATGGTAGCAAGTCTAACCTTTTCCTTTAGAATATCTAAGTGGTCTGCTTCTCTACAAACAACTTCAGTAAGATTACAGAACTGATAAGGTCTTAGTATAATCTCACTACATGGATTACATCCAAACGCATACTCTGATTTACGTCTACCATTCTCTTCTACTTTTTTCTTAGCAGACTTACGATTAAATATACCACGTTCTCCTGATTTAGATTCATACAAGGCTAACCATTCTCTCATGAATGTACCCATATCAGGCTTACCTTTATAAGCTACAGAGTTATTAGCCAATGCTCTGTGTCCTTCATTCTCCCACCATTGACCTGACTTTGCGTGTCTCATTTGGTCATCATTAAGATTAGATAAACTAATTAATGCAGAACGTCTAACACCACCTACGACTACAACCTCTCCTATCTTACACATGATATCGTGACACTCGATAGGGTATAGTCTTCTTCCTGCTGCTTTCTTGAAGATGGATATACAAAAATTATATAGGTCAATTAAAGGTTGAGGACCTGATGCTCTACCACCAAACGTCTTGAGTCTAGCACCTGCAGGTCTAACCTGTGACACATCAAGAGAAGGTATCTGTCCTACATACAACATAGCTATCAACTCACGTAAGGCTCTTGCCCATCCGGGTCTGCTATCTGCAACTGTAATTACTGTAGTGCTTTTCTCAAAGTGTTCATTAACTGTAGGTAACTTATCTACATTCTCTCTTTCAACAGAGAAGCCTACACCTGTGCCACACATGAGTATGTACATACATTCATCAAAAGAACGTGGACTATCTACAGGTATATAACTACAATTATATCCTGCGACATGGCATCTGTCTAACGCTACACCTGCAGTCATCAATGCTCTCATACTAGGCATAGTTCCTAGTGATAATATAGAATCATTTAGTTTTTCTCTTAGTGCTTTGGTTAAAGTATAACCATGCTTCTTCTTCAAGTGATTTTCCATGTAGTCAAAATATCTGTCTACAGTTTCACTCCAAGTTTCTCTTCTTTGCTCATCGTCTTTCCATCTTGCATATCTAGAAAGAGCAATAAAATTCTGATAATCAGTTGGTAAATAGTTTTGCATTCATGTCTCCTCTGTTACTACTTTTATGTTTTTAACTTTCACTCCTTCTATTTCGTGAAAAGTCTCATGGATATATTCTTCCATCTCATCATCTACTCTGCCATCGGCAGGTATTGGATACTCCTCTGCATCTACGTGCAGAGTCATCATTATTCTAACTCTCATCTTTCTCTAGCTCATCAATTAATTCATTGAGATACCATTGTGCTTTCTTTAAATCTTCTACACCATTCTTATATCTGTATCTCCACAAGTATTTCATAATGTTGCCTTGTAAATAATATTCATAACCATCATCTGTCATTGCTCTGATAGCATCAATCGTTTCTATTCCATTCTTATTATAGTGTGGTGGACTATTAACCATATCTAAAGTTTGTTTGTGGTCTGATTGTTCTTGTGCTTGTTTTCTCATCATGTTACCTACCTCTCTAAATTTATTTCTTATTGATTCTCTGTACATTCCCATTATGTCGTTTCCTTTTTAAAGTCCACATGAATTACATTACCACTATCGTCTTGTACTGTCAACTTATCTTTATACTTTGGGTAATCCAACATATCTTCCATAGGTAAATACTTCTCTGCTAACTTCTCTGCTGCTTCTCTGAACACTTTATTCTCTTCCATCAATGGAATAGATGCACATACTTGCCTAGTAAAATGTAACATACCTTCAAAGTCATCATCATTTAATGGGTTTCTTTCATCGAGCACACACTTAACGGACACCTCTCCTGTCCATCTTTTATCTTTATTAAGATGAGGTCTAATCACCACAACAAAGTCATGTGCTTTTATTTTATCGTCTAATTTCATATATTATCTCCTTAGTTTTTTATTTGGGAACGAAATAAACTTGGGATATTTATTCTTTCCTGTTTCTTTTATCCATTCTTCAGGTATAATTCTATCATGAAATTTAAAATCATACTTCATACACCACTCTGCATACGTTGACTTAGCACCTTTACGTAACTTTCTTCTGCTATTCTCAAACACAAATCTAATGTCTAGTTTAGGATGTTGTTTCTTTATTGCTAAATGTTTTCTCCTATCAATGGCTAGAAACCTACCTTTAGTTTCTATGATTATGCCATTGTTAAGCACAAAGTCAGGGGTATAGGTACGATAACATAAGTCTTCCCATTGTATCTTTATAGATTCATAGTCAAACTTACACTTCAGTTCTTTTAAGTAGTCTGATAGCTTATGCTCAAAACCACTCCTATACCCATGCTTTATTGCAATCCTGCGTACAGAATAGGGAGACACTAGAGTAGCCTTCTCCATCCTGAGAAAGGACTCCACTCGTACTCAGAACTATTATAATTATAGCCAAGTGCTTTCATCTCTTCTCTTACTGCTTCGTCTGCTAACTTCTTAGCTTCCATTGCTTCACGTAAACCTTTGGTTTTCATTTCACGAAGAGTCTTCTTAGCTTCTGCTAGTTCTTTCTCCATAGAGTCTATGTCCTTTTGCAGGTCTTCTATTTTTTTATCTGCCATTATTTTACACTCCATATTTTATTTGCTTCTTCTTTCATACCTGACCATAACCAAGAGTCTAGGTTAGGATACATAAGAGAAGCTAACTCATGCTTATCATCACTGATAGACAAAAACTTTTGTATAGAAAGAGCTACCTTACGTAACTGTTTCTTATACAAAGTTAAATTCTTTAGTGTAAACGTCTTGTGTTCCTTTGGAGTAGCAAAGAATAAGTCTACACTACTGTCAGGATATGCCATAGAATATAAAGCCATCTGTCTTTTCTGTGCTTCTGTAGGTCTTGTTGGCATCCTTGTGGATGTCTTTAAGTCTACTATTTTGCCTTTAAATCTGAAGTCAATATATCCCATGATAGGCACAGGCATATCCTCGATTTGAACCTCAACTTTTTCTTGATATGCTTCAAGATTTTTGTAGTCAAAGTTCTCATCAATGACAGAGCCAAAGCCTTTGAGTAAGTTCTTTTCTTTTGCAGTCTTTATATCTCCCAAGTCAATACCTGACTCTGCACAGAGAGACATAAACTTCACATCCAAAAGGTTGTAATCAAAGACTCCTTTTTCATACTTGTCTGCAAGTACAAACTCAGTAGCAATACCCCTTACTGCACTCGCACCACTTGAAGATTTAATCTTAAACAAGTATCGTGCCACCCATAATGACGTATCATTAATGTAAGTATTAATACTACTAGGTGACAAGTAGTTTATACCATGTGCTTTGAAGGGGTCGTTGCTTCGCACTATGCGTTTTCCACTTCAATAAAGTTATCCTCTGCGTTAACAATACTGTCAACTGCATTAGACATATCTTCATCAATGGACTTTTGAGAAGCCTGTTCATTCCACTCAGACACAATGTACTGATTATAGTTCTCTACCCAAGATAGAAAATCTGCAAACATAGTTTGGTCTGAATCCGATAAAGTAACTTTCTCTGAAAGATTTAATGTGCTAGTCGGTAAATAAAACTGACTACCATTAGGTAACTTTCTAGCTTCAGTTGCTAAACTAATGGTATGTTGCACAGGAAGTGCCTTCATCTTAGCTAACTTAGTAAAGTTAGTGCCGATAGTTTTGAAAGCATCTCTATTATCTATCTCCCATATAAAAGGAGTGGTCTCAAACTTAGAGGACTTACCATTAGCGTCTGTAACGTCATGTAAATCTACTAAGCCAAACACAACTCTGACACGTTTGACTTGCTTGATTAAGTCTTTAGTCTTATCAGGCAATGCATCAAAGTCCTGTATCCACCCTGCAGGTTTACCACAGTTGAACCCACCTTGATTATCTTTCAAATCTTTATTCAAGTTATCTGCCATAACTGTCTTATGATAGATACCTAGAGGCTCTCCTGCTTTTGCAGAGTTATTCTTAACAAACCTTTTATACATATATCTTTGCATGAAAGGTCTGATAGTGGCAGTCTTACCATATAGAACTTCCTTCTCAGGAATATCTAGTTTGTAAGTACCACCCTTCACAACAACCTCATCACCATCTATGATAGGTGTGTGTTGTATTCTAAATCTAGGTAGTTGTTGAGCCTTCCTCTCAGTAGAGGAAGAAGTCTCGTTGGCTATACCCATAGCCTTTGCCATAGATTCATAATTATTAGTGTCTATGGTCACTAGGTTTGCTTCTGTCATACATTTTCTCCTTTCTTATTTTAAAATGTCTCATAGTTATATCAGTTAATATCTTTAGTGTCAAGCCAATTATCTCCTATTTTTGATTCTAATAATAATGGTACATTAAAGTCTATTCCGAACTCGTTGTTTATAATACTATTTATGTCTTGATTAATAGTTTTCAAGATGAACACAACTTTATTTATTTCATCAGGGTGTACATCAATAACTATTGAATCATGTACTGTGTTTACAATACAAGACTGTAATAGTTCTAATCTATTTTCTATATGATGAAGAATCAAAGGCACTATGTCTGCAGTTGCAAAGCTCTGCACAGGATAATTCTTTATCTGTGTAAAGTGTGACACAGAGCCATTCATTCTTCTTTCTACATCAGGAAAACTAAACTGTCTGCCTGATGGTGTTGTAATACTACGTTTCTCTAGAGCCTCTTTAGCCAATCTGGAATGCCAAAGTGCGATGCCTTTGTACTTTTTCGTGAACTGTTCATAGTACGATGCCTCTGCTTCTGTCCTACCAAACCCTGTTGCTCCGTAGAGTGGTGC